TGTATTTATGAAACCCGGAGATATGATAGTATATGAAGGATGTGAATTAGAACACTGGAGAGATAAATTCATAGGCAATAATCATTGTCAAGTTTTTTTACATTACAATGATTTAAAAAAAGGAAAAGGAAAATTATTTGACAGTAGACCTAGATTAGGACTACCCAATACTTATAAAAATGCTATTTAAAGATCAACCTAAGATTCAGAAATCAAAAGTATATTTAATACAGGATATACCTGTAGATAAAGAAACTGGAAAACCTAAATATAATGTATTAGGTGCACAGAAATTTGGTGAAATTGTGACACTGCTACCTGTTTATTCACAAATAATTTTATCACCAGGTCCATTAGTAATTAAACTTAGAACGCTTCTAAAGAACTTTACAACTAATGATTATCTTTTATTATCAGGTGATCCAGCTATTATAGGTGTAGTATGCTCATTAGTTTCAGATCAAACTAATGGAAGATTTAAACTTTTAAAGTGGGACAGGCAAGAAAAAACATATTATCCAATAGAAATAAATATTTTTCAAAAATAAGTCTTGACAAATATAATTATCCTATCTATATAGCTTATACGAAAGGTAAATTATTATGACAATAGATCAAAGACAATATGCTCCGGATCAAAGTGAAGTGATTGATCCTACAAAACTATCTGAGGTTGTAGAACAACTGCAGACAGTTTCTAATGAAATAGCTGTGCAAGAACAAAAAGTAAAAGACTTGAAAGATCAGCAGAAACAATTATCAAATATTAGAATTCCAACTCTAATGGAAGAAATGAATTTAAAAACATTAAAGATGAAAGATGGATCAGAACTTTCTATCAAAGATGTTTACAGCGCCACTGTGAAAGCAGATAAAAAATATGAGGCGTATAAATGGCTTCGCGATAATGGTCTAGGCGACATTGTTAAGAATACTATCAGTGTTGCATTTGGCCAAGGTGAAGAAAACAAGGCAATGGCTTTTGCTACCCTTGCAAAGGGTCAAGGTTATGAACCTTCTCAAGAAGAAAAGGTTCACCCTTCGACTCTTAAAGTTGTTCTGGAGGAATGGAGTAAAAAAGGAAACGAAGTTCCTGCGGACTTGTTTTGGTTGTTTGAAGGCAAACAAACAAAACTAAAAAATAAACAATAACAAATAAGGAGTAAACAATATGTCTACAGACAAAGAAGTAGCGACGCGTGCAAACTCGGGTCAAGTAGCTACTATAAATCAACGAGCATTCGCTGGTAAAGGTACTGAAGAGATTAATCAAGATGATATAAGTACACCTATCTTGAAAATCTTACATCAGCTATCTCCAGAGTGTAACACTAGGAATGCAAAATATGTCAAAGATGCAAAACCAGGAATGATATATTCCAACAGCTTTGGCACATTGATTGATGGAGACAAAGGTCTTCAAGCAATCGTATGTCATTCACAAACAAGATGGCCCGAATGGCAACAAAAAGGTGAAGGTACATCAGCACCAGTTGGTGTACATATGGCTCCACCAGCTGACGCAAAAGAAGAAATAAGAGGAATCAAATATAGATTATCAAATGGTAACTATGTTGAGAAAACTATTTATTTTTATCTGATTGCATTAGTAAATAATGAGCCTAGACCTGCTGTGATTACAATGAGGTCTTCAAATTTAACTCCAGCAAGAGAGTTAAATAATATGTTGAAGAATCTTAGAGTATCAGATGATAAAGGTACGTTCCAACCGGCATCATTTTCAGCAATCTTCAATCTGAAAACTGCGGAGAAATCTGCAGGAGATAAAAATTGGCACGTTTATAAACCAACTCTAGTAAGGATGTTGGATTTAAACAATTCCCAAGATGCTTCAATGTTTCAAATGGGTGCAGACTTTCAAAAGAAAGTATCCGTTGGTTTCACAAAACCAAAATATGAAAAGCAAGAAGCTAAAGAGGAAATTATCTAATTCTATCGGGACGATAGAACTTGCGAGTGCAGTGTGGGGCCGGGAGACTGGGCCCACATTGTGGACAGTATGAAGGAATTTATAGAATTTTTTACAGGGCTTAAAAGGAACTATGGCACCTGCGAAACTGAGAATGGTTACATAGACCAGGAAACAGGAAAGAAAAAATACAAACAAGGATGGTCTGGTGTCCGTATTATAGACACAGATTATACAGAACATATTGACGGAACAAAATCAATAGGTATCCAACCGTGTGATGACAATGGTATGGCACGATTCGGAGCCATAGACATTGATAAATATAATGAGAAGATGAATAGAAAATATTTTCTAGACATCATACAAGAAAAAGAATTGCCAATCATACCTGTCCTGTCCAAAAGTGGTGGACTACATTTATATGTGTTCACCACTGAACCTGTAAAAGCAATAGAAATAAAAGAATTTTTAGAACAGATATTATTTTTATTTAAACTACCTATTACAACAGAAGTATTTCCAAAACAAACAAGACTAGGAACAGATGTAAATAAACAAAAGATAAATGGTAATTTTATAAACCTACCATACAACGGAGAAGAAAGAAGAGCTTTGCGTCCAGATGGATCGTCAATGACTTTAGATGAATTTATAAAAACAATAAGTCTTAACCTACAGACTAGAGAACAATTAAAAGAAAGAATAAACCAGATAATACAAAACGAATTAGCAGGCGGTGGAAATGAATTTGCAGATGGTCCACCTTGTTTAGCAATACTAACTAAAGAAAAGATGAAAGATGGTAGAGATAGATTCTTATATAACTATATGGTGTTTGCTAAGAAAAAATACCCTGATGACTGGAGAAATAAAATATTACAAGCAGCTAGAAATTATTTTGAATTTGATGCAAACTGGACTGATGACCACGTTAAAAAGAAAGTGCAAGCTTGGGATAAAAAGACTGCAGGACATACTTGCAATCAAGATCCAATAAACAGTGTATGTATGAAAGGAACTTGCTTAAAAAGAAAATTTGGTATTGCTTCTGACAGACAATTAAAATGGCCATTACTATCTGGATTAACTAAAATAAACTATAAACCAAACCCAGAATGGTTTTTTACAGTAGAGAAAACGGATGAAAGTGTACAGGTTCACGCTAAAGATGTCTACAAAATAGAGAGTCAAAAAGCATTGAGAGCTTTATTAATGGAGCAAGCACACATAGTTCCACCAAGTATTAAAGGAAATGAATTTGATGCAGTGTTAAAAGGTTTATTTGAAATGAAAGATATAGATATTATAGAACCGGCATCAGGGACCAACCCATTAGACATATTACATAAACATTTACAAGATTATATTAACGGAGTTCAAGCAACAAGTCAGATAAAAAAGAAGAGCAAGCAGTCTTTGATTGTCAAAAAAGATTTCCAGGTAAAGATACTAACGGTGAATACTATCCAGGTCTACGTGGTATTGTAAGAATTCCATTAAATAAATTTGAAAAAGAAAAAGAGGTAGAAGAATTAATTAAGTTTACGAAAGATGAAGATGTTGTATAAATTTTATGGACCTCCAGGCACTGGCAAAACTCATAGATTAATTAACAGGGCAAGAGCTTACGTTAGAATAAATACACCTTTACATAAAATAGGATACTTTGCTTTTACTAGAAAAGCAGCAATTGAAGCTAAAACTAGAATGCCAGTAGAAGATGATAAACTAGATTACTTTCAAACTCTACATTCATTTTGTTTTCATTATCTTGGACTTAAAGAAGAACAAGTAATGCAACCATATCACTATGAAGACCTAGGAAAAAAATTAGGAATAAAAGTTAGGTATGTAGATAAGTATAATAAAGAAGAGATACATTATTTAACTTGTGACAATCCTTATTTTCAAATGATAGGTAGAGCAATTAACAGAGATACAGATATTAGAACTGAGTTTGATAGAAATGAACATAACCCTAAAGAAGTAAAATGGACAACATTAAAACATATTTATGACAACTTAGAAAATTATAAAAAAAATCATAAGCTATATGATTTTAACGATATGATTAGAAAAGTTATAGATGACCCATCTGGTATACCAGAGTTTACAGCTATTTTTATAGACGAAGCTCAAGATTTATCTCCATTACAATGGAAGTTATATGATTGTCTAAAAAAAGTTTCTAAAGATATTTATCTTGCAGGTGATGATGACCAAGCTATTTTTGCTTGGGCAGGTGCAGACGTTAGAAGATTTATAAAAGAACCGGCAAAAGAAAAAGTTTTAAAATTTTCTAAGAGAATATCTAAATCAGTTCAAGAACAATCACAGATATGCGTAGAAAGAATACTAGGAATTAGAAAAGAAAAAGTTTATTACCCTAGAAATTTTGAAGGTATTACAGAAGTTATTAATAATTTAAGTCAAATAGATTTAACAAAAGGTAAATGGCTTATTCAAGCTAGAACTATTTCTAGATTAATGAAAATAGATGAAGCTTTAAGAAAACAAAATTTATATTTTGAAAGCAATAAAGGTAAAAGTTTTAGAGTAAGATTATACAAAGCTGCTGTTAATTATACTTTATGGTGCAAAGGAAAAATTTTAGAGGAAAAAGATATAAAAGATATTCAAGAATATATACCTGGTTCTAAATGGGATTCTAAAAAACCTTGGTACGAAGTATTTACTCAAGCAAATGGAAAAGAAAAAGATTACATTAGAGCAATGTTAGAGAAAGGAGAAAAATTAAATGAGCCAGCAAGAATTTGGATTTCAACTATTCACGCTATCAAAGGCGGTGAAGAAGATAATGTTATATTATGTTTGGATATGGGAGATAAAATAAACAAAGCAATAAAAAGGAGTCAAGATAAGATGGACGAAGAGCATAGAGTGTGGTATGTAGCTACCACGAGAGCAAGAAATAATTTATATTTATTAAAAGCAAGAATCAAAAGGAAAGGATACCAGTTATGATAGATAAATTAAAAGCAATGGGGATAATAGATGATAAGGTTACGTTAGGAGATTTAAAAAAAATTAACGAAAAAATAAAAATTGAAGAACCATACGATGCAACAGAAGATGTTAAATCCGTTTGGGATAAACAGCACGGCGGTTCTCACTATCAAAAATATAAAATTCAACCAAGTAAGTTTGTAGTTGAAAATAATTTATTGTACCCTGAAGGTTGTGCAATAAAATATATTGTTCGTCATCGCGACAAAGGAAAGAAACAAGATTTGTTAAAAGCAATACATTTTATTGAAATGATTATTGAAATT